TGTGTCGGCCACGCTGGCCGTGAGTTTGTTGCGCGCTGCGATGGTCTCAACAATGACGCCGAGCGTAGTGTCATGCCATGACTGCTCCCGGCGGGAGTTCAGCGTGCCGCGAAAATCAGCGCTGCGCCCCCTGATGGTCAGCGTGTCAGGCGCGCCACGGTGCTCGATTTCGTCGACCGTGAAACTGCCCTTATTCAGTAAGGCTGAGCCCTGCCAGCCCAGCCACAGCGTTAGTTTTGCACCGCGCGGCGGCAGCTCGACAAGCCCGTCGGTGTCGTCGAGCTCGATGTCGAGCTGGTCAGCCTCGAATCCGCGATTGTCCGTCATGGTCAGACTGATTAGCCGGTCGCTGAAATTCTGCGTAATATCATCGCCATCGAGCGTGAGCATAAACGCCGGAGCAATCTGCGCCCCGGCCTGAATATTCAGACCCGTAATCATCCCGCCAGCCCTCCAATCCAGTTACCGGCAGACGTCACCAGATTGTCGGCCTGCGTTTTCAGGTCGCCGTAAATCGCCGCGAGCGAGTCATCGACCCGTTTCAGCGAGAGGCTAAACTCGATTTTTCTGGCCGCGCCGTCGCTGAATAATTCGCTGTGCGTGTGGGTCACTTTATCGATGACATACATGCCGTGGATCATGCCTGTTCCGTCAATCAGCGGCCACGCCCTGCCCTCGTCGGCCATCAGTTCGATGGCGGTCAGTGAGAGGCGACCGCCGGTGATTTCGGGGTACAGCACGCCTGACAGCGTGCGCGAGGTTTCCCCCTCACCGAGAAACTGATAAGCCGGGGGTTTGCCGATGCGGTCGTTTGACGCCCAGCGGTAATCCTTTGAGTACTGCATCGACTGATGTGGCAGCGTGCGGCGTTCAAACACAAATAAACCCAGTACCATTAACATGTTTTAGCCCTCATCCGTCATGGCGCATACTTGAGCGCTGGCGTGCTCTTTCTTCCCGGTCGAGTTTATCGACAGCTTCCCGGAGCCGCCGGTCAAGGTCAGTTCCCGGCGCAACGCCACCCGACAGAGTAATGTTGTATTCCCGCTTGCTCTGGTCGACATAGGACCGGCCAGCAGGTGCTGTCACTGGCTGATACATCTGATAACCGCCATAAACGGACGTCTGCGGAATATAAGACACGTTTTGCGCACCGGCTGCGGCACTGGCTTTAGCGGCAGTCTGGTCGAGGCCGTCCGACTCTTTTTTGATAACCCCGAGCTTTTCCAGTAGCCAGCCGACTTTGCCGCTCAGGCTGTTAAAGACGTTCAGGGGAGCCGTTAACGCATCGGCCAGCGCCTTGCCAAACGCCACACCGACATTTTTGCAGCGGTCCAGCGTTTCCTGCGTTTCCTTAACCGGTGCTATCAGGTCAGTGAACCACTGCCAGACACCGCGCAATTTCTCGATGATGGAATCAAACACCGGCGTCAGCGGCGAGAAGATTTCCGCCACCGGCGCAAATGCCGCTTTAAGCCCCTCCACCACGCCCGAAAAGAATGCGCTGATGGGCTCCCAGTATTTACGAATCAGGAGCGCCCCGGCCACCACCGCACCGGCGACCGCGACCACCGGCAGACTGATAGCACCCACAGCAGCCACTATTGCGCCACCGGTAACGGTAAAGACCGTTCCCAGCAGACCTGCGGCGGCGATAATGGCGTTAATCCCCATAACCACCGGCCACGCAATCAGGCCAATCCCGCCAATCACACCAATCAGCGCCAGTGCGCCACCGGCTACAACACCGATAGTGGTCGCCAGTGATTTATTGCGGGTGATCCAGCCATCGAGTTTCAAAACATATCGCGTGGCCGTCTGCGTCAGTTTGCGCAGAGCGTCGTTTTGCTGGTCAAACAGGTCAGTTCCCACGGCCTCATAAGCAGACTGAAACTCTTTAAAGTCGCCGCCGAGATTGTCCTGCATGATTTTGACCAGCTCCTCGGTTTTACCGTCCGACGCTTTAAACGCTGCGGTGAGTTTGTCGAGCTTGCCGGTTGACGCTGCGGTCATCAGCACCGCTGCCGCCGAGCTGGCCTCTTCACCGAAGATGGTTTTCATGTACTCGCCGCGCTGGCTGGTACCGAGATTGTTTTTCTCAAAACTGCGCTGCATTTCCTTCAGGATGGAAAATATCGGGCGCGTGTTTCCTCTGGCATCAGAAGTCTTAACGCCGAGCTCTTTGATAGCCTCAAAGGCTTTACCGGTCGGCGCCTGTAGGCGGCTCAGGATTGCACGGCTACCCGTTCCCGCCATCGAGCCGGTAATTTTGGCATCGTGCAACGCACCGACCATCGCGGCGGTTTGCTCGATACTGACCCCGGCATTTTTCGCCACCGGCGCGGTATAGGTCAGCGCATCACTCAGCCCGTCAAAGTCGGCGGCGGTTTTGTTTATTGTCATCGACAGCACGTCGCCAATGTGCGCGATCTGGTCGTTGGAAAGCTGAAACGCAGATTTCATCCCTGTCAGCAGGGCGGCGTTTTCCTCCATTGAGCGCTGATTCGACAGCGCCATATTCAGCGTGACCGGCGTCGCCGCCTGAATGGCATCAGCATCCCCGCCACTTTTGGCGATGATGATTTGTGCACTCGCTGCATCGTCCGCAGATGCGGCGGTATTGTCTCCGAGCTGTCTGGCCTGTTTGCGTAACGCCTCCATTTCGGTCGACTGTTTGTCGACCCCGAGCACGGCTTGCAGCTCAGAGTTTTTCTGTGCAAACGAATAGCCAGGCATCAGCAGTTTTACACCGGCCATGGTGCCAGCCGTGGCTATACCTGTACCCGCAGCGCCAGCAGCCGCCATGCTACCGGCCATATTCTTTCCGGCCTGATAGCGCTCCTTAACCCGGCTCAGCTTCGCCTGTTGCTGACTGACCCGCGCCAGCGCCTCACGTTGCCGGTTAAGCTGGGCGGTCGTCTCGCTGATGCTGGTTTTAAGGCGACGCTCGTCAGCCGACAGCGTGCGGGTGTTTATCCCGGCCTGTGCAAGCTCGGTGCGCTGGCGCTGTACCGACTGCCTGAGCCCGTTATATTTGAGTTGCAGGTCAGCAGCGGATTTTTTTGCCGCCTCCATCGCGCGCGCCTGCGCTTTGGTGGGGTTTTCCGTGTTTTTAAACTGGACGGCCAGCGCTGCGGCCTCCTGTTTTGCTTTGTTAAGCGACTGACCGGTCACGGCAAGCTGTGCGCTCGCTTTCCTGAATCCGTCAATTCGGGACGCCTGCGCGTTAAGGTCGCGCAGGGTCGTCTGTGAGTTGCGGATATCGCCAGCGAGGGATTTGCTGGCGTTCTGGATAGCTTTTAGCGGTCGGCTTGCCCGGTCTACTGCGTTAAGCAGCACCTCGATTCTGACGTTATTGCTCATAGTGGTTTCCGCTTCGCTGTAGCGCCTTGTCGCGCCATATGAGGAGCTCGGTCACGCTAAGGGAATACAGCTCTGATGGCGGCCAGTGAAAAATCACCGCGATATCCGCCATCAGGTCATCGACCGAAAGTTTTGCGGGGAACGTCAGCGAGCCGAAGATGGTGACAAAAAACCAATCACCTCAGCGGCGAACTGCATCAGGTCTGAGGCATCCAGACGGGCAATTTCATGCTCGGTGAGTGCCGGGTAGGTCATACGCGGCAGCACCTTAATCAGCGCGTCAACGTCAGAGTTTGCCAGCGAGGCCAGCGACACCCCGCGCAGGGTTCCCGCGTTAGGTTTTGAAACCGTCACCTCTCCGATTTTTTGCTCACCGCGCATGAGGGGGTTATCGAGGATCACGACGTGTGGCTTTTTGGTTTCGGTGACTTCAATTTCTGTAACGCCGGTTTCGATGTTGTTTTCCATGATGTTGCTCTCGTCAAAGTTAAGTGACCGGCCAGCCTGACTGACCGGTTAAGGGGGTTACAGGCCAATGGCCTTGCGATGCTCTGCCAGACGGTCGACGCCGTCGACTTTCAGCACCATGTTGATGACGTCAATCTCGATGACTTCCCTGCCGTCAATCGTGAGCTGGTAGTACGCGCATTCGGTCGAGATTTTGGTCGTGCCGCTTTCGCCCTGTTTGTTTTCGCCGCCGTCGTACTCTTTGTGACGGCCACGCATGACCACCTCAACGGCAGAAATCGCGCCGGTGTCATCGCGCTGGTATGAGCCGGTAAAGCGCAACGGTACGCTGTCCGCGCCCGGTGAGGCGTACTGCGCCCACAGCTCGACGTCAGGCAGACCGCCGAGCGTCCACTCGCACGACAGCGCATCGTCATCGAGACCGAGGTCAATCGACACCGAGCCCGGCATCCCGCCGCCGCGGTATTTCTCAAGCTTACGGGTCAGCTTTGGCAGGGTGACGGATTCAACAACGCCCATGTAGCTCAGGCCATCGTTGAACATGTTCAGGTATTTCAGTTTGCGTGGTAATGCCATGCTCAGAGCTCCTTAGCTGTTGACCGACTCTGACAGGTTCGCCAGATAGGTATCAGTGATGCGCTGGCGCAGGGTCAGGTTTTCCAGCGGCGGGACGGGGGTGTAGTCGTAATCGATATACAGTTTCCCCACCTTGAGCGTTTCCACGCTGTTTGACTCCGGGTCGTACCAGCAGGAGCCGTCAACGATATAGCCGTTGTTTTTCAGCTCGCGGAATTTCGCATTGATACCGGCGACGATGTCGCGGATAAGCGTTGCGGTGACGGGTTTATCAATCGCCCAGGCGTGCGCCTCCGCCATCGTGTCGGCCAGCACCTGCGCCGTGCGGGTGTAGCTTTCAAAAAGGAATAACGGATCGTCGGAGCAGGTACGGTTGCCCCAGAATTTAAAGCCGTCGTTACGGATCAGCGTGGTGACACCGGCCTGATTCAACAGGTTCGCGTCGGTGGCCTTCTCCTGCAAGTCCCACGAGACCGAGGCACTGACGCCGGTGACGCCATTCACGCCGACGTTAGACAGCGTTTTGTGCCAGCCCGTCTCCTGGTCGATTTTGGCACGCAGGCCGAGCGCGCGGGCGGTCGCCCATGCAATATCGGTCTGATTCGCCGTGGTATCCCACGCCAGAAAATCAGGGTGAATGACCATCAGCTCGCGCTGGCTGAAATTCTCACGGTAGGCGATGGCTTCGGAAATGGTCTTGCAGCCCCACGCGCTGATATAGCCAAACGCGCGCAGGCTCTGACAGGTCGCCGCGAGCGCGGTCGCCACTTCCTGAGAGTCCAGCCCCGGCACGCCGAGAATGCGCGGCTTAACGCCGGTGACAGTTTTGGCGGTCAACAGCGCTTTAAGACCGGTGTATTTGCCGTTTTCGTCGGTCGTGCCGATGATGTTGGAAATGGTCTCTTTCTGCGCCGCTTCCGGGTCGTCCGGGTCTTCAATACCTTCGGCAACGCGTACAACCACAACGACCGGCTTGCACTGGTCGGCAATGGCTTGCAGGGATTTTGACAGGGTGCCGAGCTTACCGGCTTTACCGATAGCGTTCTGCACGCTGGTAATCAGCACCGGCTCATTAAGCGGGAATGTTGAATCGTCAGCATCGCTGGCGGTGCAGACCATGCCGATGATGGCCGTCGAAACGGTGGAAATGGTGCGCGTGCCATCGTTAATCTCGATGACCTCGACGCCGTGATGATAGTCGCTCATCCGTTTAACTCCGTGGTTAAGGGGTGCAACTATTTTCTGTTGTGTGTGAGGTGTGAGAAACGAAAGGCCGTTGGGGGAGTGACAGCACAACGCGCAGTGACCGGTTGAGGGGGGCGGAAAGGGTCATTGATCGTTATCAGCGATCAATCACGGTTAATTGATCGCTGATAACCATTATCAATGAGTGGGTATTGTCGCTATCGTTTCGCCATTAACGAGGAAGCGATAATGACGATTTTACTCTGGATTGTTGGAGGTCTGGCTGCATGGTGGCTCTTTGGCTTTTGCTGGCTCAGACTGTTTGTCGGTGATGAAACAGAAAAAGATTATGAAGAATGCCCCTATGATTAAACCCGCTTAACGCGGGTTTTTTATTACTCTGTTAACGGCGATTCAGGCCATTCAATTTCGTCAGGCTCACTGGTATCAACCCGGTTAAGTAAAACCCGGTATTTCTTCCACGCCGACAGGCTCGCCATTTCCTCATCTGTCGCCATCGACAAATCGACCGCATCCTGCAATGGGGCTATGGCCTGAGCTGCTACAGACAAGAGCTGCGCCTTTAATGACTCAGCATTTTCGAAAGCTTCCTCGCGGGTAGGCGGCGCGATGTCGACCCATTCCATACATTCTGATTCAACATTGTACCGAGGCGCTTTCCGGTCAGGTGAAACCATAAAGGTTTCATATTCGGCATCGGTTATTGTCATCAGGTCAGACGGAACGGGAATACCCTGTTCTTCATAGGTTCTGACAGTTTCCTCAAGGTAAAAGCTTTTATCTGTATTGCTGAAATATTTCTGCATATCAGTAACCCGTTACGTTTAAAAAGAATGTTCCGTTGCAGTTGTGGGTTTCAATTTTCACCTGATTTTTACCGACAGGCGTGCAGTTAAAGAATGATGCGGAGTTATTACCCCCTGCACCGTAATAACTCGAACCGATACCGAGTATCCCGTTAGGGAACGACGTAGGCAGTGTCACGGTTACAGTGGCATTGTTGCCGACTGAAATATTTCTTACAGACTGCATAAATACAGCACCATTACCATGCGTGTAGTAAGCGCTGTTATTGCCTGTCGTCGTTTTACCGACCCCGTAACGCGCATCCGACTCCGCTTTGGTATAGGCCTGACCCGCCGGGGTGTAATTGCCTTTTGGCTGGAAACGCCCGTCACTCTCAGCTTTGGTGTAAGCGCCAGTTTTCGCCATATAACCCGCATCGGATTGCGCTTTCGTGTAATAACGGTTATCAAAATTCGCATAGCTGCCCGGATTCACCTGCCCCGGTGCGGTGAAGTTTCCTTTAGTGTCCCACTTAAAATTAACCTCTGACCCGCCACTGCCTTTCATGTGCAGATGCCATGAAAGCTCATCGCCGGCGACCAGTGACCCAAACGAAAAAGCCCAGGAGTTTTTGCTGGCAATTGTCGCCTGTTGCTTGATAACCGGATGGTATTCGCTCGCGCCGGTTGTGGAATATGAATTAAAAAATGGCCACGCAAACGCACCGCTATAGCCCGCCGTAATCTCTTTAGTGGCATAGATCGTATTACTGACGGTAAGTGGCGTTTCCGACTGTAACGCTCCGGTTTCAAGGCTTACACGTAATGGCCGAAGCGCATTATAGGCTCCGTAAGCGTCTCCCTTATTGGTCAGCATGAGATACAGGTTGCTGCCGTCATTTCGCCAGAATGAGCCGTAGTCACCATAGGCAATGCGGAAACTATTCGCAGATGTTGACTGAAACTCAGCAGCATTTCTAATCAGACCTTTGACCTCGGTGCTTCCGCTCAGAGGAATCGCACCAACATCTCCGGCAGTGGGTTTATTTGCCGCATCATACTGCTTTACCCACGCTGACCACGAACCGCTGTATTGCGTGCGAATATAGGACCGCGAATTATGATAAATCCGGTAAATCTGCGTAATCCCGGCGTGCTTGTAAACTTCAAGCGACCCGGCAAGCGCTTCCGGGTAATTCCTCCCGGATTGCGCATAAGCAGTCATCGGCTGGAAATACAATCCAGCCGTGGTGTAGGCGTTCAAATCCATAGCGTTGCCAATCGCCACGGCCTGCCCGTTGAAAATATCCTGCACGCTGATATCAAAATCATCAGTCAGCGTATGACCATTAATCCTGCGCCCTGATGGCACGCGTCCGTTAGCGTTGTCATTCGCGGCCTTGACGGCTTTCGGCGTCGCCGCCAGCGCCTCAGATGTGCTGTTAGTCGCACTACTGAGCTGGACGATACCCTTTTGCGCCATGGTGGCGTCCTGAGCCGTGTATTTCGCCTTAGCAAGGTCATAAGCCGCTTTGACCGCTTTCGGTGTCGCTGCGACGCTCTCAGACGTGCTGTCCGTCGCGCTACTGAGCTGAACGACACCCTTTTGTGCCGTGGTGGCGTCCTGAGCCGTATATTTTCCTTTCGCAAGGTCATACGCCGCCTTAACCGCTTTAGGCGTCGCTGCGACGCTCTCAGACGCGCTGTCAGTCGCACTGCTTAACTGAGTGAAACCTTTAGCGGTGAGCGTTGCATCAGGATGGCGGCGGGACTGCTCATGCTCAGCGAGCTTGTCGTCGACGTAGTCCTGCGTTGCCATCACCGTTGAGGTATCAATGGTCAGCTCGACTGACTCGATGTCGCTCACCATGATAACCATTCGCACGGTCTGCGCGCGGCCTGAGCCCTCCGCCAGTGCTGGCTTGTAGCTTTCGGCCATATTACCGACCGCAATCAGCGTGCCGGTGTCGTCATAAAGGCCGAGCTCGCGCATCCAGAAACCGCCGGTCTCAGGCGGGATAAGCAGCTCCGCCACGACATAATTTTTATTTTTCCTGTCCTGGCTGATTTTGTTCAGCTCATGACGCCAGACCTCTTTAACGAGTTTTGTCTGGTTCGGGTCAGGCACCGGCAGCGTACCGCCGCCGTCACCCACGGCCATCGCCGTAAAATTGACTTTTTTCCCGTTCGGGACGGTCGCTGCGGCCAGCTTGATTGCACCGGCTTTGGTGATGACCGTTTTATATTTCACTGTCATTGTGCTCTCACTTATCCGGGATAAACCGTGATGATGTCGCCGTCATAGCTCAGGGCGCCGGCGTACAGATAGCCGGGAATGTCCTGAATAATATTGAGGCCGATAAGATGGCGGCTGGCTGGCTTTGCATCGGCAATAAGCCGCTCCATTTCGTAATACATTTCTTCGGTGATGCCGGTCTCTAACACACCGATATCGAGGCGAAACGTGCCGGGCGGGTCGTTTGTCTGCCACCACTCAGACACGTTTATCAGGTAACCGAGCGGCTCCACCACGCGGCGCACTGCCCCAATCGTTCCTTTGTGTGCGTGGATATACCAGGCATTGCGGATCACATCCCGTTTAGTGGCTTCCGGCCAGTTCTCATCCCAGCGGTCAACGGAAAACGCCCACGCCAGCCACGGCAGGAGGTTTGCCGGGCAGTCGTCCGGGCTCCAGAGTCGGCGCAGGGGTACGGGGGTATTTTCGATTTCAGCGCAGGCGCGCGCCGCCGCCACCTCAAGCGGCGAGGAGCCCACCGGCAACAGTCGTGTGTCATTCATCATTACCCCCTATGGTGACGCTGTACTCGCTGCACCATGACGCCTGCGTGTCATCAAGGACGATGTCAGCCACCGGCGCGGCCAGCTCGACACGCTGCACGCCCTCGACGTGGAGCGCCGCATAGATGGCCGATTTACGGATGTCACGCCCGAGCCGGTGCTGCGCGGTGATATACGCCTGTAACTTTGCTTTTGCCGCACTGAGTACCGGCTCACTTTCGGGGCCGGGATAAAGGTAAAGCGATGCGGTGATTTTGTAGTCGACGATTTTCGCTGACTGCACGGTCACGCGGTCGGCCACCGGCCTGACGTCCTCGTCGTTCAGCGCATCGCGCACGATGGCGAGCAGCTCGTCAGAGGCCACGCCGTTATTTTCACGCGACAGCACGGACACGGTCACACACGCAGGCTCAGGACTGATGACGGAAATATCCGCCACGCGCCCGTCGGCGCTGCGGCCATGAAACTGATATGCACCCGTTGAGCCTGCGGTACTCAGTCCCTCAAAAGCCTGTTGAATCCGCAGACGGTAGTCGGTATTCGACTCCATTACGGCTGGCGTGGGCGGAAACGTCGTGTCGTCTGCCGGGGTGATGACGAGGCGCTCGACGTTATAATTTCCGCCTATCTGGTCAAGGTCGGCATCTTCTGCATACGCCAGCATGACCGCACGCGCGGCCTCGTTGACGCGCTGCCGCCAGATAACCTCCCGATAGGCGTTTTCCTCCAGCAGCTTAACAATCGGCTCTGATTCGAGCGTCAGCGTGCGCGCCACTGCCTCCTGTTGTTCCTCCGGGTATAACGAGACGAGCGTCGCCTTTCGCTCTGCGAGGATGGTCTCATAGTCCAGTACTTCCACGACATCAGGCGCGGCGAGCTGGTTAAGGTCAACAATTGCCATAGCGTTTAACTCAGTGGAATGGTGAGGGAAAAGGGCTGGCCGTTAGCCGAGCGCGTGCCGGTGATATCGACATACAGCCCGCCGTCGGTCTCCGACCGCTCAAAGGTGATGGTTGTCAGACTGACGCGCGGCTCCCACTTCTGGATCGCGGAATAGCACGCGGCCATAATCTGCAATCGCAGTGCCGATGTCTGCGGCTGGTCAATCAGTGCCGACAGAAGCGAGCCGTATTCACGGCGCATGACGCGCGAGCCAACCGGCGTGACGAGAATGTCGCGCACGCTTTGCCTGATATGCTCGACCTCAGAGATACTGAGGCCGGTCTGGCAGTTCATACCGAGATAACGCACCGTCATTTAGTACCCTCCGTCCAGCTTCCGCCCCGTTCAACGCCGCCGTGGTCGTGGTCATCCACCTGCACGCCGTTTGAGGTCAGTTTCCCGCCGGTGTGCTCGATGTTCCCGGTCATCGACCCGCCCTTCTGCACTTCGAGCGTGCCGGTTATCAGCTTGTTGGTACACACCACCTCGGGTGAATCGAGCGTGATACGGGTCGAGGCTTTTACCAGCACCACCGGCACGGTGGCCGTGATGGAATCCGACGCGGTAACGTCTGCGGTTTTGATACCTGACACGGTGAGCGCACTGTTTTCGGGTTCGTACTCAATGACCGCGCCATCAGGGAAGGTAACGTGAAGCGCATCGGGTGAGGCTGACGGCGCGGGATTGTCATCTGAGAAAATGCCCGGCAGCACAAAGGCCGTATCGAGCTCACCGCCGATGGCCAGCAATAACACCTGCTCGCCAACGGATGGAGCCCACCACACGCGAGAGCGACCGGCGCGACAGGTGAGCCAGTTAAGCCAGGTGGTTTGCATGCCGCCGGTCTGGACACGACACAGCCCTTCATCGTGGTCGACGTCGGTCACGATGCCGGTGCGGATGAGGTTGCGGATCGCGCGTGCGATTTCCTGTAGAGAATTTAAATTATTCATACAGGAAGGATGCCGCCGGGCAAGGCCAGCGGCAATTGGGCGAGGTTTTGTTAGGTACGACACAACGATCCCTTGCCACATACAGCATGAATCGTTAGCCTGCCAGACAAAACCATAAAACATCAAAATCATTGATGACCGATGTGGCAACCTTTTCTCGTTGAGTGATATATTTAGATAAAATAATAAAAGGAACTGACTAAAAATGTTTGACTCAATCGTTTTGAACCGTTCAATTGATGGTCCTGCCATTACCATTGGTGAAATAGCAGAAGCATTGCTTTTCTACCAAAATATTCATATTGTAATGGACACATCAAATTTATTAGGACTCATTCAGTCAATTGGTCCCCATAACATTATCAGATTACTTTCCCATCCCGATGTAAAAACAACCTACATTGAGGAAGTTCTCGGGGTTATGAGTGATGAGACTAACTTTGGAATTGAATACACTCTTGCGAGTGGTTATTTTTCAGGAAACCAAGAGCACGGAGAGATTAAAAGCTGGAAAAAACGTCTTGAATTCATGCTAACAAGGCAGGGATTGAATAAAACTCAAGCCGAGAATTTCACCGAAAGATTTAGACAATGCGTCACATTAAAAAGACTTACTGGAGACCACTTTATTAATGGTGGAGTGATATCTGCTGCAAAAGAAGATTTCAATGATCCTGAATACGTCTCAAGTGCTGCGCGTATTATCCTGAGAAACCTACTTCCAAAAGAAAAATCTGAGGATGAATTCTACTTCAGGATCCATCCATCTCATGGAACATTTCGCGTTTCTACCAATATTGATTTTCCTGAAATTAATAGGTATCAAAATAATGTACTTGCTAACAATGATGAAACTACGCCAGCGAGTATAGCTTCAAGCATACTTAACTCATCCTATGGCCTCATACTGGCAGCTCACTATGGTGGCGACTTTCACACATCAACAACCGAATCCAAGATAATCCAGCAGAAAAACAAACAAATTCTAACTCGTGCTAATGCCAACCGTAATGAACTAAGTAATTTTTATGAAATAGCACTCACAGGGTGTCCCGACATAGCAACAGTTATAAATAAAGGGGAAAGATCTTTTGAGGAGTTCTTAGAACTTTTAACACGTGCCAAAAAATTCAAAAAATGGCTAAAAGGAAAATCCCCCGACGAGAAACTTTTATCTCAATACCTTGAGGATATTACAACCTCCAGTTGGTTTGGTAGTGGTTCAGGCAAAGCCTTGAGATACTTAGCAAGTAATGGCCTAGGGCTTATAGATCCTATCACAGGTCTCCTCACATCAGCCCTCGATTCTTTTATACTCGATAAATTAACTGCTGGCTGGAGGCCTAATCAATTTATCATCAAAGAAATAAAACCTTTCGTTGATATACATGATAATTGTTGAAATCATTTAGCCCTGACTAAACAGGGCTAAGAGAATAGTATTTGTATATTGAGGCCATCAAACCAAATGCTCTATTATAGCATTTGTAATCAATTTTTTGTCTTCCAGGCTGAATCCGAGTAACTGGCGCTCTGCATACTGAACATCCTGAGCGTGCGCGTTTGGCCGGTCTTTGAGGCCGAACTGATGGACACGCGCGATACGCTGCACTTTCCCGGTAAATTCAACCACAGCACCGTTTTCACGGCCACTGGCTTTCATGTACCGGTTAGTGCGCAGTT